TTTCATCTAACTGTGTTATAAAACCATATTCTATATTTCTTAAAGTAAATTTTGGTATTAGATCATTCTTTATTTCAAACACATCATTTAGATGGTCAAGTATTTCTTTTACACTTGTCATTTTTATCTTTGCAATATCTTTTAAATCCATATTACAAAATATTTCTACTGTTTTGTGCATCAAGAAACTAGTATCTTTGTTTTCTTCAGTATTTACTTTTACAAACTTTTGATATTGCTCTAGTGTTATTTCTGACAAACTGCTAGGTACATTTATTTCTATCTTCATACCTATACAATAAAATTCTTAACAAAATGTATAACACAAAAAAAAAGCAGGTATTTCTACCTGCCCTTTTATTAACCAAATCAAAAATGAAATTACTCTAAGTTAAGTATTTTTTATAAATGTACAAATACATTTCATCTATTTTATTTATTATTTCTTCTGAATCTTGTTTATAAAGCTGTGTACCTGTTCTTATGTTTCCCTGTAAATCCATTTCTAGTTTTACCATTTTATTCTTTCCTTGTTCCACAGGTTTATAATAAACAAAACACTTTTTATTCCAACAAGCAATTCTTATATCATCTTTGTTGTATTTGCCATCCATAATATAAAGTACATTGTTCCATAAAAAAAACTAAAAAAACTTATTAAAGATATAAAGCCATAAGCTACTACCTTGTATAATGTTTTTCTGTTTTCTTTATCATTTACTACCATCTTAATTAGTCTATATTCTTCCATGTTCCAAAGTTTTTATCCATTATTTGTAATTCTAATTCTTTTAATTGTTTATCCATATCATCTATAGTTTCTTCTTGTGCTACTATTTTTTGTTCTCTATCATGTATAGATTCTCTTAACTTATCTATTTTCTGATTTAATCTAATAATTGTTTCACTAAAGTTTTTATCTAAATTCTGAGTACTTTTTATATTGTAATTCTTTTCCATATTTGTTTAAATTTAATTTATTATATATTCTATCCATAAGTGATATAAAAGTTTCCCACCTGTTTCCATATGGGTATTTACAGTCTACAGCTTTTTGTATTAATTCCCTAATCACTTCTTTTTCTAATTCATCTAACTCTTCCATAATTGTTTTTTTAAATGTTTATCTATTTTTTCTTTCATGTCACTTAAAGTAGTAGCTCCTAAAGATTCAATAAATAAACTGTTTCTTTTAATCTCTGCTAAAAAAAGTTTACCAACTTTCTTTGTTTTAACTTCTCTTATATTAAAACCTTTATATTTAATTGCTTTCATAATTGTTTTTTTAAAGTTAATATAAAAAGGGGTATTGCTACCCCCTTGTTTTATTTTAGCTAAATTGACATTAAAATATCTTTAACTTTTTCTTTGGCATCTCTATAACTGTTTGCAGTTTCTGCATATTCTTCTAAAGCACCAGTATTTAAATTTTTAATTATAAAAGACCAATTTTTTAAATACCATTTTCCTGTTTCATATTCTTTATAAATTCTTACATGATAACCTTCATAAATTGTTGTGTATTCTCCTGTTGTTGTTCTTCTTCTAAATTTTAAATTTATTATTGTTTTATTTGTATCTATCATAATTGTTATTTTAAATGTTACTGCTAATATACAAAAGTTTTACTTATAAACAAATTATTAACTAATATATAAAGTATTCCCCTTTTGGTGTACTTAAATGGTCTGTTAAAATATACCTACAAGCATCTATACAGTCAGGGTGTACACCAGTAGGTTTTTCTATGGTGTTGCCTTCTTTATCCCTTGCCCACACATACCCCTGTAGTTCTCTTTTTAAGTTCTTACTATTACTTGTTACATATATTTCATTTTGGTTTATCATGTTTATACCATAGGTTACACTATCCCTACCTTTTGTGCAGGGGTATATCTTGTGTCCATCCATTGATAGGGTAGCTATACTTTTA